AATGCCGTCCACCGTTGACGGGGAGCCGCCGCTCGGCGTGAACGTCGCCGCGTCGGCGAACTCGTCCACGTTGAGAAACGGCGTTAGGTCTTCGGTGAACGGCATGGCTGACGCTTAAACGACCTTTTTCTTTCCGCCCGCGGAGATGCTCACGAGCGACGGCCCGGTAACGATCGTGCCGACGTACCCGAGGAAGCCGCCGACGACCTTTTTCGGATCGACGACGGCCGTCTGAGTATTGTTAGAGGACGAAACAGTCGTGAACGTTGCGCCGGTAATATCGGCGGCGCTAGTGCCGTTCGCGTCAGAGGCCGATTGCAGCTTGCCGGCGATCGAGCCCGTCACGGCGCCGATCTGCTGGACGACGAGGATCTCGCCGTCGTAGACGCGGACGTCGAGCCATTTGCCGCTGCCGCTCGTCGCGGCTGCGGTGTTCGCGCACGACGCGGCGTCGATTAGCGACGTCATCGTGGCGGCGGATGCTTGCGAGAAAAGCATTTGTCGTTACTCCTCTTCGGTGGTGGTTTCGGCCTCGTCATCTGCCGGGGCCGCGACGGATACGGGCGCGGACTGCGGCGCCTCCTCCGTAGCGACCTCGACGGCGCCGATCGCCGTAAGAAACGGAATATGGATATCGTCGACGTCCGCAACGTCCCCGACCGCGAGATGCCGGTCGGGGCCGAGGCAGACGCCGCGCTTCGCGCGGACCTTCATCGCGTTAGCTCAGGTTCGTACCGACGACCCAAGCCGTCGGATAACGCAGCATGACGTCGACCATCCATACCGCGCGAACGCCGACGGTATAGCTGTCGAAACGAGTACCTCCGTTGTCGGTCGCGAGCTCCAGCACGCCCCACTCGCCGATGACGCAGGTATCCCACGAGCCGAAGATGATGTTTCCGCTCGCGAGCTGCTCCGACGACATGGCGTTGAACTGCACGAGTTGCCCGTCGAGCATGTTGCCTTCCCACAACGGCGTGTCGGTCGACGTGAAGCGCTGGACCTGCATGAGCCGCGCGGCCCCAGCCGTCGTCGTAACGAAGCCGGGGTTGCCGAGGATGGCGTTCAGCGCGCCGGCGGTCGAAACGAAGGCGAGAATCTTCGCGTACGTTGCCGAGGCCGCGTCTTGACCCGACGTGATGCCCGTCGTGTTCTTGATGCCGAGAGGCTGCGCGCCGCCGGTGCCGTTGATAACGGCATAGTCGACGCCCGCGATCGCAACGTCTTTCGCGAGATCGGCCATCACGAAGTTCTCAGCCGAGTTCGACGTTTGCGCGAGCAACTGCTCGGAAACGTCCGTCCGCGCGATACACGTCTTCGGCGTCATCGACAGTTGGCCGAGCGTTTGGTCCGCCGGCGTAATCGAGACGTTTTCGCCCGCCTGCCACGTTACCGAGGGCGACGCGGTTTGGCGCGGGAAGGCGACGTTGCCCGTCAGGCCCGAGAGCACCGTCGCACCCATCCTCATCGCCACGGAGCGATTACGGAGGATGTCGATGAAGCCCATCAACTCGACCGGAACGGTATAACCGCCCTTCGAGCCGGGGACGACCGACATTGCGCGTTGCGCGGCGTCGCGGCCGACCGGCCGCTGGAGGACTTCGCCGGGAACGAGGATGCTATTCGGCTTGCGTACGCCGCCGAGCCGCTTCGCGATCTCCCGCGAGCATTCGAGCTCGTAAGCTGCATCCTGCATCAGTTGCGGCTCGGTACTTCCATAACGCAGGGCGCGCACCGCCTTGAAGACCGAATAACGCTTCGTCTCGTTCGGGCTGAGGCCGAGGTCCGATGCAACCGTCGGCGCCTTCCTGCCGCGCTCCTCGCGCACCTTGACGAGCTCGTCCGCGACCTTTTCCAAGCTCGCGCCCTGCTCGATCCACGAACGCTGGACCGATTCCGCGATACCGCCGACGGCGGCGCAGTAGTTGAGAATCGCCTGCTTGCGTTGCTTTTCCGCTTCGAGAGCGGAGGGCGGCGGATCGGCGGTAGTGGTCGCCGCGCCCGTCGTTGTTTCTGTCATGCGCGTTGCTCCTGTCTGGATTACGGCGTTTGTCGCCGAGGTTGGAGCGACGCTCGCAATCGTCGCGGCTGCCGCGTTATCCGCGGGTCTTGCCCCGGCTTGCGCCGGAATCTCTTGCGCGCGCCCGATGCCGACCGTCGGGTCGGCAGGAGCGCTGACGAGCGAGCTCTCGAACGGCTCCCAATCGGTTATCAAATAACTGATCTCCGCGTCGCCGCGCGCGAATGGGCCGGCGACGGTATCGAGCTTGCGGCGAAAGGCGGCGATATCCCCGCCTTCGGATTGCACCGCGCGCACCGCGCGCTCGAAGAGGCGCCCGTCGAGCTCGCGCGATTCCCCGGTCGCGACGTTGCGCTCCGAAAGGCGGTGAACGTGATAGCCGATCGACGTTTTTGTAAGGTGGCCGCCTTCGATCAAGGCTTGCGCGTCGCGACCGGCCTGAGTCGCGCCGGTAATAGCGATGTCGGCGCGCAGCACACGATCCTTGCTAATCCGCAGGCTGCCGGGGACGTGCGAGCCGCGAATCTCGTCAGGGTCGTGATTGAAGAGGACGACCGCGCCGTCGTTCAAACGGGCGAGCCTCGCCGAGCCCTTGTCCATCGAGAGGACTTCGGTACCGTACCAGCGCGCCACCGGATATTCGGATGCGAGCGCGACCGGCAGCATCATGTCCTTGCCGTCGGTCGAGCGCTTGATTGCGCCCTTGTCGATCTCGGCAAGGCGTAGCATCAGCGGAAGTTCTCGATCGCCCATCTAGTCCTCTTCGTCGGTAAGGCGTTGCAAAAGGTCGAGGTCGGACGCATCGATCGCGGCAACCTTCCCGGAATCGATAAATCGCGTTTTGGCGGCCCCGCGCGTCGAGAGGCTACCCGCGGCCGCGATGTGCCTGCCGGACGCCACGGCGCCCCGCGCAGAGGCTTTGGCGAAGGCGCGGAAGGCCCGCCCGCGGAAGGTTTCGGCGGTTACTCGCGTCGCGGCGTACGCGATGCCGCCTTCCCGCCGCCCGCGTAGATCGCCGGCGAACATGCGCGGGCCGGCGGCCGCCTCATATGCCGAGATCCGGCCGCTCGAGACGCGCGCGACTACGGTCGGCACCGCCTCGGCCGCTACGGCTTCGACCCGGCCCTGCGTCTGCGTGAACTCGCCGCGCAAGTAAAGCGAGCCGTACGCGAATTCGTAGAGCGTGAGGACGGGCTCGGGGACCGGCGTGAAACGGGCACGGCGCTTGCCGCCCCCGGTAACAACTGGCGGCGGCGTAATCCCGTCGTCAAGGATATTGGGCGCGCTCGGCTTCGAGGTATCGACGGCCGGCCGGACCGCGTCGGGCGGCGTATACGTCCACGTCGCGCCGATCGGGAGCGAGACGTCGCCATAGAGCGCCTTCGGGATGGCGATACTCGTATCGGCGCCGAGTTCGCGCCAGTCGACGACGGCTAAAAACTGCGCTGGCACGACCGGCGGTACGAGGACGACGACAAGTACCGGCGAGGCCGATCGCGTGCCATCCGGGCCGATCTGACGCGCCGGCGGGGCCGTTCCGAGGGTCGCGCCGCCGACGGGAAGCTGCGCGTCGACGATAAGCGCCTTTGCAGTGCCGACCGACTCGTCCCAGACCGGGCGCAGGCGGTCGGGCGGCGTCGCAGTCTGCGTATCGCCGACCGGCAGCGAAACCTCGGCAACTAGCGTCTTCGGCGTATCGGCCGATGTATCGACAATCGGCCGCCCGCGCTCCGGCGCGGTAAACGTCTGGCGCGCGCCCGACGGCGGCGCCTCGCCGTAAAGTGCTTTCGGGTAAGCGCGCGAGGTATCGACGACGGGCCGGACCGCATCCGGCGGCGTATAGGTCTGACGTGCCCCGACCGGAGTCTGTGCGTCCGCCTTGAGCGTGCTCGGCGTATCGGCAGTCGTATCGACGACCTGCCACGGCAGGCGCGCGAGCGGCGGGCCGAGGACCGGAATCGTCGGCGCCGGAACGACGAGCAGCGTCGCCGGCGAGCCCTTCGCGGTATTCGCCGGGACGAGGTAAACCGCGGCGATCTCGCGCCGATTGACGTAAAGCGGCCCGCGCGCGAGGTCGGTCGAAGGATTTAGGTAAACCGGCAGCGCGGCCCGGCTCGTCTCGTCGAGGATCTGCGTCGCGCGCGCGTCCGGCGCCCGCGAAGCCGGCGCAATCGAGAACGGCGCGGCGATGATCGGATCGTAGATCGCTCGCGAGCGGCGCGAGCCGTCGACCTCCGGCGTAATCCGTCCGGCAGCAAGGTCGGGCGCCGCGAAATTCGCCGCGGCGGTAACGAAAGGCTTGGTCGCGAGGCCCGGCGAGGCGACGGCTAGGTTCGGCGTCTCGAAAGCCGTACCAATGACGAGCGCCGGGATCGCTACGAGGACGGCGATAACCGATTGCCGGCCGGCGAAGAGCGGTAGCTCGTCGTCGCGCGCCGTCTCGTAATTCGTATCGCTCCGGTCCTCGGCGAGCCACGCCGCCGAGTTAACGGACGAGGTATACGTCGGGCCGAGTTTGTTCGAGATCGTCATTCGGCGACGATGTTGATTAGGCCGCTATAGGTCGTGGCGGTCGTCGCCGGCTTCGGCATTTCAATAAATGCGAGGCAAGCGTTGTCGTAAACGCGCGTCAGGTTGAATGCGGTATAGACGCCGTCCATCACGCAAACCATGTTCGCGACCGGGCAGGGGAAAAAGGCGATCGGATGCCCGACGTTGAAGTTGACAGAGCCCGTTACCAATGCCGAAGAGTTCTGCATTTGCGTAAGCGCCTTGCAGCCGACGTCGCCCGACGCGAGCGGCATGAACCAGTTGCCGACGGCGAGATCGATATTGTTCACGTTCGTCGCGTTCGCGATGCCCGCGATCGACGGAATGCTATTCGCCGTACTGCCGGCCTGGTCGGTGTATTGGCAGACCGTCCAGTTATGCGCCGTGTTCGAGATCACCGACGAGATCGACGGAAACACGAAGTTGCCGCCAACGTAATCCTCGTTCGTCGACGTCGCGCTCTGATAGCGCGAGAACGTCCCCGTTACCGCTTCGGTCGCGCTCGAGCTCGCCGTCTTCGCGACCGAAAACAGGCGGTCATAGAGGAGCAGCGTATTTGCGACGACGCTCCCCGTTACCCAGCCGTTGACGAAGTGGCCGGTATTCGAGTTCGCCGGGTTATTCCATGGCAGCGCGCCCGTCGTGCTGTTCGTCGGCGACGTGCCCGTCGGCGCCGCGCCGCCCGCCGAACCAGCGGCCGGTTGATTGCCGACGTAGAAAAGGTCGACGCAATTCCCGATCGCCGTCCCGGCCGTGCCGACCTTCTGGAACGCCAGCGGCTGCGCCTTGCCGCCCGTCGCCGCGGCGATCAACGCCGAGAGATTCGAGAACGCGCCGAGTTGCCTGCTTGTAAGCGCGGCGCGCGCGAAGCGTTGCCGGCGAATCTTCCGCCAGCTCGACCGCGCGCGCTCGGCGGCCGAGACTTCGCTCCCGGCGCGGATCTCGCCGGCGAAGTCGCCGCCCGGCATCGCGTAGACCGCGCCGGGGACGCCATGCATCGCGATCGGCCAGTAGAAACCGCGCATGGCGCGCGAGATAGCCGCGACCTCGGCCGCCCCGAGCCAGCGCTCTAGGCGGTCCGAGTGCGTCGCGGCGCGCGGAAAGATCACACTACCTCGTAGAGAATATGGCCGGACGACTTCCCGGTGCCGACCTTCGAGGAGAGCAGGACTTCGCCGACGCTGTTCGCGTTGCCGTAAAACGTGATCTCCTCGCCGTAGCGCGCTTGCCAGCGCGAGATCCCGCCATAGGTATTTACGCTCGGTTGCAGGAGGTAAAGCGTCGAGCTCCGCTGCGGCTTCGTCGTCGCAACCGTATTACCCCAGTTCGCGGTAGTGCCCGGCGCGGTGGCCTGTACATCGACGAGCGCGTTATTGCCGACCGTAAGCGAGCCGGTCGAGATCGTCGACGTACGCGCGAGGATGAACTGCGTCGGCGTGCTCGCCGTGTCCTCGCCGCCGATGTAGACCTCGTTAATTTTCCCGAGGACGGTCGAGCCGCCGCCGCGGAGCGATCCGGGATAGGTTGCGTCCGTCGTGCCGGTCGTATCCGCGAGCGCCGCGGCGGTAACGGCCGACCATGATGCAGAGTAGCGGGCCATGCGATTACTCCTTTACGGCGATAATCGGGCTCGGATCGGGTTGCCGTGACGCCCGTTCGAGATGTTCGTAAGCCTTCTGCAACATCGTCTTGCACGCCTCGCCTTCGATCGCTTTCGCGGCGCAGCCGTCGCAAACGTGGTGATTGCAGCCCTTGCACTTATATCGCTCGCGCACGCGAGCGGGATTCATCACGACGACATAATTGCAATGCGAGCAGGTATAGGTGTCAGCCTCGAAGTGGCGCGGTATGCCGACCGGCAGCTCGGCTTCAACGTTGCGCTGGTCGACCTCGAAATAGCCGAGGCCGCGCGGGAGTCCGTCGGTGATCAGCAGCGTCACGGCGTCGACTCCGTTGCAGGCGGAAGCGAAAACGAGACGTCGACACCTAAGTTGTCACCACGCGAGAAAATCTGCTGCGGCCCGTTGCGAAGTCGCGAGGCAAAGCGGAGCGTCCCGTCGACATCGCAGGTCACATACCAGCCGTAAACGATTCCCGCCGGGCCATCGAAGACCCAGCGTTGCTCGGCCAAATGCCCCACGCGCTCGGCATCAACCGACCACATACCGGCGCGTACTGGCTTCGGCAGATAACCGCCGCCCTCGAATTCGACAAAGTCCTCCGCGGTCGCGCCCTCGCGCGGTGTGACGTCGTTTGCGAATAGCCGCAACGTGCAAGGCTGGGCAAGCACCGCGCGGAGGATCGAGAGCTCACCCTCGAAAGGGATTACAAAGTCGTTCATGCGGCCGCGCGCCTTTCGATGACTTTCGTCGCACGACCGTCTTCATCGCGCTCGACGATCTCCAATTCGCGCTTGCGCGAATCGGGCAGCGTGACATTAACCTTAACGTCGGGCGTGTCGACGTAGACGGGCTGTGGGGCGATGTTGACGACCGGCGCCGGCAATGAATCGACGCGGCGGCTGAGTTCTCGCTGTCCGTCAATCAAATGCGCGAGCGCCTTGACGATGCCATCGGCGATCTCGAGCTGTTGGTCTGCCTTGCGATCGCCTTCGCCATCGATAGCGGGCGGCTCACCGCCAGCGGGCGGGGGCGCAACCGCCGTCGCATCGGACTCGCTCTTTTCGAGAATCTGCGACGGGTCGGTCGTAAATATGAGACCTTTGTCCTTCGCGTCCTGAGTCTCCGCCGCGATCTCCGCCCATGTATCTTCAAGATCGACGCCGCCGCCGGTTAAAGCGACGATCTGCGACACCGACATGAGGCCCGCGCGCCGCGCCTTGATGTACGCGTCGACTTCCTTCGTCGGGTCGACCCACGACCAGCCACGCGGCTTGAACGATACCGCCTCGTATTTCGACGGACTGTTGCCGTAATCGGCGAGATCGATCGCCGACAGCGCGCGCGACATAACGCCTTGCTGGAGCCATTCGCGGTGAAGCGGCTCGCGAAACGTGCGGATAAAGAACTGCTGCAATACGCGCCAGATGTCGCGGTCGTCGAGCAACGCTAAACGCGAGCTCGAATAGTTCGACTGCGAATAATCGCGCGAGAGCGATTCGTAGGAGGCGCCCGCGCCGGCCGCGACCTCGCGCAGCATCAAGCGCATGAACGGGTCCATGTTCGCACTCGGCACGTTCGCGCTTTGAATCTCGAACGTCTCGCCCGGCGCTAACCTCTCGACCGCACCCGGCTCCAGCGCGAATTGCGGCTGGCCGGCTGGATCTGGATTGTCGTTCGGCCCCTCATCCGGCGTGGTAATTACGCCCATGATCGAGGCAACGCCCCTGGCCCTGACGATCTCGGCCTCGGCGTATCCGTCCATGTCGTTTAGACGACGGGCAGCGCAGTGAAGCCAGGGTTCTCCCCTCGTCTGCGGCCAGCGGTCGCAGACGTAGAGATGAAACATCTCCGGCGCGGGGACGCGGAAATAGATATTGGGCTCAAGCCCCGCGGGGAAACGAAGCTCGCCGGGGTGGAACTGCCTGAGCCAGAATGCGACCGGCCGCCCGAACTGATCGCGCTCCACACCCATCCGATACAGCGCCATATCGGTCGCGACCGCGGGCTTCGAGAATTCGTCGGCAAGTCTTTCCGCCTCGATAAGCTCCAACGCAAACGGAAAGCCCATCGGGCCGAATGGTCGATACCATTTGCGGATCAGGACTTCGCCGGCCTCGAAAATCTGCCCCATCGTCTGACGTTCGAGATCGGCGAACGAAAGTTTGCCGCCGGTGTGGCAATTCTCCGGCCGCGACCATTCGCACCATGCCTCCTCGATCGCATCATTGACCGGCGTTACGAGATTGCCCTGCCGATTCCGTACCTGCGGCTCCATGTTGATGCCGGAGCCGACGACGTTATTGATGACGATCGTCTTCGCGCGCTTCGCGTATGAGTTGTCGCGGATCAACTGCCGCGAACGGTTGCGTAGCGCGTGAAGGCTCGAAACGAGCTCCGTATCCGCCGAGCTCGTCGTCGGATTCCAGCTCGCCGTCAGGCGCGAGAATTTCGCGGCGGCGTATTGCCGCGTTTCGCGCGATGGCGATTTCGCTTTTTCGAGGCGCGAGATCAAGCCCATCATTTCACCCCGAGCCAGAAGAGCGCCGCGCCGGCGCAGATAAATGCGAGTGGCGGATAGACGAGATAAAGGCCGAAGGCCGCGACCGCGATCCCGCCGAAGACGAAGATATCGCGCTCGTCGAAGAAGCCGCCCATGCGCTTCGCGCGCTCGGCTAACGTCTTCGGCTTAACCACGGCAGAGGAGCGCATAGCTAAAGCGTTTCGACGGGAGCCCGGCCTCGGCGCGCTCGCGCGCTTCCTCGTTCGCTAGGATCGCCGCGTAGTACGAGCGGATTTGCAGTAATTCGGCCTTCGAGCAGAATTTCAAGCGGCGCGACGAGCCGTTGCCGGTCGCGATCTCGTATTCCGATTGATCGATCGTCGCGCGGCCGACGAGGAGCGCGTCGATCGCCTCGACGATCTTTGCAGCACTCGAGCGGTCGTCGTATGCGGTCGCCGCGGACCCGGAGAACCAATCCGGCAGGACGACAAGCGCCCCGTTCTCGATCGTATGCTTTTCCGATCCGCTCGAGACCTGCGCCTGCCAATCGTAGGCGCCGGCAGCGTAAGCGGTCGTCGTTGCCGCCGGCACGCTAACCGCGAAGTTC